CTGAAAACTTAGTATTTGGAACTAACCTTGCAACTGATTGGACAGAAGCTAGATTAATTCCTACTTATGAATATGATGGTTCTGACAATGTAAGAGTTGTAATGAACTTTGCGGTAGGAGTACAAACTGCAGTATCTACTGACGGTGTGTATGGTTCAACTGTTTGGACATAGTAGATAGATAAACTAGGGGGTATGAAATACTACCCCTTTTTTTTAAAGGAATATTAATAATATAAAAATAAATAAAATGGCTTGTAATTTAACAAAAGGTTTAGCGGTTGATTGTAAAGATCAAATAGGCGGTCTTAAAAGAATCTTCTTTGTAAAGTCATATTGTAAAGACATTAGAGCTAATGCTACTTTTGATGGTACTGACACTAATGTAATCGATACAGCAGGATTTGCTAATTGGGATGTACAAAGTGGTGGAGCTGTAACTGTTTTTCAGTATGATTTAAGACCTAACCTATCTTCTATGACGGTTAACTTTAATAGTGATCCTGCAACAGGAACAACTTGGTTTGAACAAACATTATCTATTACTATGCAGAAATTATCTGTTGCTCAAAGCAACGAATTAAAATTAATTTCTTATAATAGAAGTCAGGTTTTTGTGCTTGATATGAACAACAATGTATTCTTATTAGGTATGGATAATGGCTGTGATGTTTCAGGGGGTACTGCGGTATCAGGAGCAGCTAAGGGTGATATGACAGGATTTACTTTAGAGCTTAGAGCTGAAGAATCTGATCCTTTAATTTGGTTAAATGCTACAGCAGGTGTTGCTACAGCTAAATACCCATTTGATGGTTTAACAGACGAAGCAAATTTAACTATCACTACAGGATAATTAATAAATCGCTACTCAATATTAAAAGGGTTATCTATTCGGTAGCCCTTTTTTATTAACTAAACTTTATAATTATTATAATTATATAAAAAAACTTTAATAAAATATACAAGTTGTGAACAATATAATGACTTTTATATTTATAATAAACTATATTA